GAAGATGTCATTGAATACGATGTTGACTCTTTTGCCTGTTTTATCTTTGATGTATTGCTCTACTACCCTAATCATTTTAGGCAACTCATCGGATGTTGTATTGTCCATAGTTTGATTTTAGTCCGAGTGCTTCCATCTCGTGGTATCTAAGCGCATCTATAGCGTGATTGTAATGGTCTATCGGTTTTCTCATTCGTTGACCTTGCTTGTCAGTATCCCAACAATAGGAGCGTAGTTCTTTGATGAGGTTCGTGCTTTGCTTAGTTACTAAATAGTCTTGCCTTTGCATTACGTCAATACCGTAGTTGATTGAGTCAGCTCCTTTAGTTACTCCTTTGATTGTTTTGCCTTGCCTTCTGATTTCTTCTATTGATTTAGGCTCTGAACTATCAGCGTAGATAATAACACCTGACGGAAGTATCTTAGCGATGTCGGAGTTTACCATTCCTGTGCGGTAAACAAGTTCGTTTATAATCCGTGTTCCGTTATAGTTGTAAATCTCAATTGCTGCCGTAGGGTCATTCGTGTATCCAAAGTCAAGTCCTATTCCTATCAGCTTCGCCTCTTTTGGTATAGTGTCAATTTCTTTCCAGTTGTTAAAGACTACTCCTTCAAGACTGCCTACTTGCCCAAGACCATACACTCTCCACCAATTAGCCCAGTAAGAACTCGTAGCTGCTTTGTCTCGGTTCTTTTCTATTTGTGCAACTATTGATTCGTCAAGTGCCTCGTTGTCTTTGTAGGTTAAGATTATGAAGTCCGTGTCTGGTTCGTCTTTTAGTTCCTTGTGTACCCAAAACTCATTGGCAGGGTTAAAGTCCAAGTACACCTCTTGCTTTGTACGTATTGAAAGCTCATTGTAAGACTCAAACGTTACGTTGTTGCACTCGTTAATGTACAAGATATCACGTCTTGCACCTCTCAGCTTAGAAGCATCATCTGCTGAAAAGAACTCTACTACGCTTCCGTTTTTAAAATGATATGTAAGTAGCGATTTGTTTAACTGCTGGTCATTAAATCGGTTTGTCCATTTTAGTATTTTAACAAAGTCTTTTAATGCTCCCCTTCTTAGATGAGGTATGCTTTCTGCTACTATGCTTATTTCGAGTCCGTCTTTACGTAGTGCCTTGTCAATTAACACAGCAAGGATTGAGTACGTTTTTGAAGCCGACGTTCCACCTTGAACAATCTTAATACGCTTCTTTAAAGCCAGTACCTTATTCGTTGCCGTTGTCCTCTTGTACATCAGGGAATAGTGGTAACTCGGTTATTGTTTGCTCTACTTGCTGAAGCGGTGCGCCATAGCCTGAGTCCATCAACGCTTTGTAAGCAGCTACATCGCCCTCACGAGCCTTTTTAATCAACGCTAACGTCATCAAATCCTCTTGGCTCATAGTTTCCTGCTCGCCTGTTAATGGGTTCTTTAGCGACTGATTTACTTCAAGCCATTGACGTGCTATTGTGCTTCGATTCTTTGAGCCTTTTGGTCGTCCGTTTTTTTCGGGTTGATATTCTGAGCTGAATTTTTTTAGATTATCTTCTTTTGCCATATTCTCGTTTTATTCTCGTTATTGTAAACCTTTAAACGCTTTTAGTGGATAGAAAATTAAACTGTTTCTATATCCTCCTTCGTGTGTTGGTATGATTGGTGTTACTCCGTGTACGTTTCTCCAAGCAGGGTACACTAAAATTGAATTATCTACCTGTCCTATCGTTGCGTTGTAGTCAGGAACGTGTAAGTCTCCTCCTTTTGCGTTTTTCTGTTTGCAGATGATTACGTTTACCGCACCTACAATATTACCTGTATCTCTATGAAAAGGTGCTGAGATATTAAAGTTAGAAATTGAACTTGTAAACAAATTACCAAATCTCCATTTACTTGGCACGTCATTAAATAACTCTACTTGCTTGTCATATTGAGCAGGTAATATTTCTTTGATTAATTGTTCGCTTTCCTTAGCCAACATTAACATTGCCTTGATAAACGTTTGTGCTTTCTTTTCCGAATGAACACTTGATATGGAAGCGTAAGGTCTTTGCATATGTGGTTTCGGTGGTATTGAACCTATGATGCTTGACATTTGTACCGTTCCTTTTGCTTTTGCTTCGGCTCTTGTCATACCTTCTTTGTACACCTTAGCGAAAACATCACTGCGTTCTAATAAAGACTTAGGTACGTTTTTACTTTGGAACTCTGCGTTTGCTAAGTCTGCTAACTTGCACATTTTTTCAGGCATCTTTGTAAGATAGAATCCGATAGGTTCTCCGTCAGCATAAAAGATACAGTCCTCTGTAATGTTTGGTTCTATGTATTCACAAGTTGAACCTATTTTGCGTTCGTGTTTTACTAAAATTAAGTCAACTCTTTTCATATTTGTATTCTTTTCCATAAATCGTTTTCAATATCTGTCGGTATTAAATTGCTCGTCAATCGCTTTTGCTTCAAAGCATCTATTAATTCTTGTTCATTTGATACCGCATAACAGTTTATTCCGTGTTTATATACGCTATTAACAACGTTGCACCAATTTTTATGTAATATTAATCCGCAATCGTGATATTCTGCTTCTAAGAATGTATACTGAGTTCCTCCGCCATCGTTTTTAATGGTTGACATATCAACTAAATATCTTGTTTCAGCATACAACTTACTAATATCATTTAGGTTTCTTGAGTAATATCCTTTGTAGTATTTATCAAATCCTAATTCTTTTAGTTTATGAAAGTAGTATATATGATTTTTATATCCGTATATTTCTATGTCTGCTCCTATGTTATTTGCTTTACATATTATGTCCGTGTTTTTATCAAAATCAACTCGTGATAAAGACCTGTTATATTTTTTATCTAAATCATACTTTGAATATTTATAAAAAGGATGTTTCAAGAAAACATTTTCAATTCCCATTTTATTTAATATTTTATGTACGGTCTCTCTAATTGTTATAACTCTATTCGTTTTAGCAAATTGTAATACCTCGGGAGATAATTCCGTTGGGTCGTGTATAATTATAGTAGCGTCTTTAAAATACTTCAATAAATCATAGTGTGCTTTGTCAACTGCTAATATAATCGGGTTAGTAAAATTATGTATTGCAGACTTTTTAATGTTTTTATATTTCACATCTCCATAAAATTGTCCGCCACCCTTAAAAGTATCTTTGACTTTAATAACGTGGTCGTCATTTAAAATTTTAGATAAGTGATATGAAAAAGATACCCATCCTCCGTATTGAGAATTAGATAAATAAAACAATTTGTTTTTTAGAATCATAATTTATCCTTTTCAGCTTTCAAGTATTCTATAATCATACCCCCTAAGTATGCTTCTCTCTCTCTCCAAAACTTAACAAGTTCCGCAGCTTGTTCATAGTGTTCAGCTTCAAACTCAATTTGTATAGCTTTCTTTACTCCGTCAGCCATATCGCTTAACTCACCGTCAAGGTCTTCATCATCTAAAATAGAGTAGTCAACTTCGGTTGGCATCTCAGGAACAAATAATCCCCAATCATTTAAAAGTTCCGTATCCCATTCATTAGCTAACATATCCCAATCCCATTCTCCAAAGCCTACATTATCCTTTACTATGAATTCGTCTTTTTGCAGCTCGGTTAAGTTCTCTGCCTTCACAATAAACACTTCTTTCATACCTGCTTCCTTACACGCTTTTAAACGCATATTGCCGCCCAATACAATGTTGTTCTCATCCACTACAATAGGTCGTAGCTCCAGCATCTGCGGAAACTCTTGTATTGACTTGACTAACTTACGGAATTTATCGTCTTTGATTAAACGTGGGTTCTTTGGGTTCGTCTTTACTTCGCTGATTTTAACTTTATCTACTTTCATATTATGCTTCGTATGCTTGATAAATCTTTCTGAGGTTAAATACTATCTCTCTAAAACAAGAAGCGCAAGAGGATGGCTCTAAACGTACTTTCATTATTCTTGAATAGATTTCTTTTACTTGTGTTACTTCGGTTGGTTTGAATGTTTCTCTTTCAAGGATTCGTGTTTCCGTAAGCCAGTTGTACTCCTCTTCAGTTAGACATTCGGGTTTGCGGTATGGAAACCACTCATTAAGTTTTTGCTTACGCTCTTCGCATCCGCAGTCCTCTCCTGCTATAAAGTTAACGAGCTTCTTAATTCCTGTTACTTCGGTTATTTGCTCTATGGTATCTCCTAACCCTTGTGCTTTTTTCTTTGTTGCCATTTTAGTTATATTAAATCAAAATCGTTATTACTGTAATCTTCGTAGTCCTCGCCTACCTCATTTTTCAATCGTTCCTTGCAGTTCTTTAGCGTGTTAAATATCGAAGTGAGTGAGATGCCTGAATCTTTAGCTATATCCCTCATTGATGCGTTGCCTTCCTTGTAGACTTTAAATAACATTGAATCATACCAATGCCAGTTATCCATCTCTTCGTTTATTCTTTGGTGTATTCTTTCTAAGGCTTCGTGTTTTTCTAACTCTGAGTCTTCGTCTGCAACTCCTCTTACTTCGTCTAATGATAAAAACTGAACACTACCCGTTTTGTTTATTTCAAATGCTCGGTTGCGAAGCATCATCCACATTAAAGCAATGTTTGGTCTTCCGTCTTTGAGTATCTTCTCCTCGTAATTGTACTTGACAATTCTTAAGTAAACATCCTGTACAACGTCTTCTGCAAGGTCATACTCTCCAAATGAACGGACTATCTTAACCCATTCTTTGTGGTGGTCTGCTAATATTTTAAGTGCATCCATTTGATTAAATTCTAAACAAATATAGGATTAAATTTTAATCACGCAAATAAATAAAAAAAGCCACCTGTTAAAGTGGCTCTAAATTGTTTAAGTAAATTTCTCGTGAAACGTAGTTATCTATCTTGTGTAAGGTTGATAAGGTTACGTCTTTTCGCTGAAGGAAGTTGTTTAACTGAAACTGATGCATCTTTAGCCCTTTGGCTTTTATGTCTTGCACTATTTGGTTTCGTGTTTTTACAAGCAGTATCCTATGCAGTTGTTTTCGGAGTGTGTCATCGTCTATGTACATTAGAAGGGTAGTTTTTGTTTTACCTTTCTAAAAGGGAAGGTCATCGTCAATACTATCTCCAACAGGTCTGCGCTCTTCAGTAGAAGCTACATACGGTTCGCTAAATGATGCTGAAAAGAATTTACCTGCCTTGCCTTCTTTTATCCATAGAGCAACTTCCATCTCTTTACCGTTTACGTTTACCTTTCCTTTGTAGTCTGGGTGGTTGTCCATTCTCTTGTTCGTGTTCTTAAAGATTGCTCCTGTGTTTGTTTTGTTTTCCATTATATGTTAAAAATTAAATTGATTACTAAAATAATTGCAATTACTGTTACCAGTATCATTGTGCCAATAGCAGCCATCTCTTCTCTGCGGTCGTCTTTGTTTAGTTTCATTGTTCTTGTTGTTTAGTTTACATTTCGTGTTTAGATATGTGGCAATTTTTACCCCTTATCCTTGTTTGTTTTGTTCCGTGTTTTTCGCTTCTCGGTAGCCATCTGAAAAACCTTTGACATAATGTAGCTCAATCTCTTTTTTAATACGGCTCAAATAAAGCGTGGCATCCATCAACTCCTCAAGCAAATGGTTTATCCATTGGTCAAGAGTTAGGTCTTCTC